ATGGCCAAACCCAACGCATACGCTTCCGTTACCCCGACTTCCTACGAGCTGCTCGCCCGCCGCATCCATCGGCAGGTCATGAGCCCGAGCGCACAATTGCAGCGCCGGACTGTCATCGCACGCGAGCCAGGCGAGCGGGAGGACGATTGGGATCTGCTGCTCGAGCAGTTGAGCGAAGAAGAAAGCGTGCGCATGACGCGGCTGGAAGGTGGAGCCGTCCAGCTGACCTGGACCAATCAGCATCCTGATTGAGCCATTCCAATAAGCTAGGTCGGATTAATCAAAATTAACTAGCGGTGTTGATTATACGATTACTAAAGGTTAATTTTGTCTCCGGAATTTCAGGACAGCGCTTGCGCTGCAGATCGCTTCGGAGGCTTACCGCATGAATACCGTCACCCTTCCATCCGCTGCTCGGCTGCAACTGGCCGAGCAGATCGTCAAGAACGGCACCTTCATCCATGGCCTTGCCAACGCGCAGGGCGTGATCTGCTGCATGGCCTTCGTTACCGTCGAGCAGTGCGATGCGGCCACCCAGGTGCGCGTCGAGCTGGGTGACAGCGTCAACTCCGTGACCCTGGCCCGCCGCGACGATACCGGCGAGCGGGTAGCCCGCTTCCTGGAGGATGTGGCCAACGGCGTAACGCCGAGCATCGTGCCCGAGGTCGACGAGTATCTGCTGGTCGGCGACCTGGAGCTGACGCTGCGCGAAGCAATCCGTCTTGGCCGCGGCAGCCACTACCTGCCGGTCGACTATCTCGACCTGTGCCTGCTGCTGAATCCCGCCTTTACCGACCGGCAGCGCACCGCCTTCCGCTTTGAGGTGAACGGCGCATCACTCACCCTGCCGCTGTTGCTGCCCACCGACCGGAAGCTTGCCTACGAGCTTCTGGTCGCCTGCGTGCATGAGCTGGTCGCCAACTACCGCTCCAGTGCGGCCTGATCGGGGGAAACGAGACCATGAGCATGACCATCACGATGCCGGACCAGTGGATGGACGAGGCGATGAACAAGCATGTTGAGGGATTTTTGAGCGCAAGTAGCCGCTCCACTGCGGCGCTAGCGGCCGAGGACTGGGAGGCCATGAGAGTGGCGAGTATCGATCAAAACCATCATGCCGTCGGTATTGCCCTTCTGGTGACGGCGAGCCTGGATCAGGTTGCAGCGGAGGGCGTTGGGCAATGAAGCGCAACAGTACGAGCATTCGACTGATCGGTCGCGCCGGGGTGGTCATCGGCTGGCTATCGCTGCCGTCCACCGCCCGTGTCGCCGACCTCGTTCACCTGCGTGCCCTAGGGGCTGTGCGTGTGGAGGTGATGGCATGATCGGCATTCCGGAAACCGGCACCCTTGAGCATGGCTGCATCAGTGCCAACGTCACCAGCGGCTACCAGCTCGCCACCGCCGACGGCCGCCCGGCGCGGCTGGCGATCATCGACGAGCAGGGCAACGTGGTCGAGGCGGGTGATGCCGTGGCCCGCGAGGCCTGGAACGTGTGCATCGCGGTGATCAAGAACTTCAAGATTGGCATGGGGCATATCGTGGTGCACAGCGAGCCGCCAGGGATGGCAAGAGAGCAGGGCGAGCCGGCGAGGGTGGCTTTTCCTTCCGGCAATCGCTCCCCCGATCAATCAATAGGCCTTGCAAAATAGATTACTTATCAACACATTATCCACATTTTATGGTTTTTCGGTCAATAAAAATACTTTTTGAATGACAGTAGGTTAGGTGTAAAAAGGAAAAAGTTATCCACAAAAAACTGAACTCGAGTTGAAGCTTCTGCAATAAGTACAGATAATCGGCAAAGACGAGGCCAAATGGTCCTTCTGTCGTTTCGTTGATGGTTGCTAATGCAGGGAACCATTTCTAGGTTTGCCTATTCTGTAAGGATGAAGAGGCTTGTGGCTGCACAGTCGTTCAAGGGATCTCACGGTACCTGCATGTCAATGGCACGGAAGATTGAGCATGATGGATTCATCACTAAACCAGGCCGGATAGGCACTGGCGCTTACTTTTGGACGGCCATTGAATACGATCATCTGGCAGTCTCGACCCATTACGCCATCAAATGGGCTGAGAGGGCTAGTAAACAGCAAGCTTTCCACGGCCAAGATGATCAGAGTCTGGCCGTGATACAGGTTGAGGTGGAGGCTGATGATGAGGAGATTTTATACCTCGATGATCCAGAGCACCACCTTGAACTAAGGCAAGAGTTGGCAGCGTTTGCAATTGAACATCTAAAGTTGAGTTGTATTTTTGATTTAACTAGAGCGCAGTTTCAAGGAATAGAAAAGCTTTTGTATGGTGTTGTAGATTTATATATACAGCTATACGAAGAAGCGTTGGGCGGAAAGAAGGTAAAGATTCTTTTTAAGAATCAGAATCCTCCTACTAATGATCCGCTTGCTATGATCGTAGGTAACGCAAGCTGTTTTGCGGTAAGAGATACAAGCTGTATTAAGTCGATGCATGTATCTTCTGCCTAAATAAAGAGGGCACTAGAATGGCTGCATTTAGAACTACAGAAAAAATGAAGGCAGCCCGCAAGGCTGCTATGGATCGTCTTCGCGGCATGTCTTATAGCGAGATGCTGGAGCGCAGTCTAGCCAATCAAGACAGCACTACCGTATCCTTCCTTATGGCATGTCAAAGTGAACAGCCTTTCTTGGCTGAAAGCCATCATGCCGAGATGGTAATCCAAGAAGAATTTACTGTGGCGGGTTCTCCCGTCAAACAAGGTCCGTACTATGGCGGTAGCAGGCTTTCTGCTACCGCCAGTCAATGGGCCCAAGCCTTGCAGGGCTGCATGCTCGTGCCGAGGTCGGAAGACTATTTCGCGGCGGCGGCCTGATAAAATGAAGCATCACCCGATACAACTGATTGGCGTCCTCATTGAAAAGCTTGAGCTAACTGTTCATGATCGTTTTCGCTTTGAGGATGATAATTATGCTAAGTCCGCTGAATATACAATTTTCAATACAAAATTTGATGAGGAAAACTCTACAATTGGAGTAAAAGTACAGCTGTCAATTAAGCCTGCAGATGCCGCGCCGGAGAAATTGGATCGCCCTTATAGTCTAATTGTAACTGTGGTTGGTAATTTTAAGGTTGATGTTGAAAGGTTTCCTGTGGAGTATATTCAGGACTGGGCTGTCAAAAATGCTCCGATAATACTTCTTCCGTTCATTCGTGAGCATGCATACAGTTTGTCAGCCAGGGCAGGATTTAATCCTGTACTCCTGCCGCTGGTTGAAGTGCCAAACTTTGTGATTGATAAAAAAGAATAATAAGATCTTTCTGTTTGTTCTGTTGAGCACTCCGTAACTGATCTCATCTTTATATGTTGCACGTGCTGAGTATCACCCGCCTCAGTCCAAAAATGCTGTCCTCTCTTAATCGTCAGCTCACCCGAACATCACACGCTGCCACTGATCTTCGCCGACGATGGCGATCGGCGCGCCGGATTCGCGCAGCTCGACGGCGCGGATGATCTTGATTACTTGCACAGCGACTCGCACGGCACCCCATCATTGTCCCTGTCAAGTCGGCCATTGCCACACTCGTTCAGATGGAACTCGGCCTCTTCGCAGCTTGCCATCTGCCCGCAGGTTTTCTTCGCAGAGCAGTTGTAGGCCGAGCTGCTGCTGGTCGCCTGAGCTGCTGCTTTGATCGGAGCAGCTTTCTTGCTCGTCGTACCCAAGCAACTGGCCATGTCTACCGGCCCGACATAGGGGTTACCCCAGCCCATGGCGCAGGCGGTTTTCTGGTTGCGCCACTGCTCCCACTCGCTGACTGGGTACATCTTGTTCCAGGCCTCGTAGGTGCGGCGATCCTGGCTGGAGAGACGCAGCTTGTAGCGGTCGGCCATGTAGAGGTAGATCCGCGCTGCAGGACCCCGGGCATACTCCGGTGGCATGGCGGCCTTCTCCTTGAAGTTCACCACCATCGGACAGGCCCCGTACTGGGTCGGCTTGTCCGTGACCATGCCCAGGGCGAAGTTCGAACGATCGCCGTTCACCTCGCCGACGCTGGGCACCAGGTTGTGCAGGTCGGCTTCGGCTGCTGCGAAGGCCGGGTCGTTGTCGGTGCAGTTGTCGCGCCCGCCTTTCTGCCAGCATTGGCGCTGGTGGCCGATCACCCAGGCCGGGACGACGTGCTCCCACTCGACACGGCCGGCGCGGTTGGCGTCTTTTCGGACCGAATACCCGCAGCTCTTCAGGTCGATGCGGTTTCCTTCGTACTTACAGCCGCAGTAGAAGTCCACCGGTCGCTCGGCGTAGATCGTCCAAGCGATCTCTTTGGCTTCGCGGAACGTGCGGGGCGCTTCGGTAACCTGGAAGGCATGGGAAAGCGGGGCGATGAGGACGAGCAGCAGGGAAGCTGCGAACAATTTGAAGCGCACGGGGGCTTCCTTGCTATGTAAAGAAGAAGGCCTCCCGGTAAAGGCTGGGAGGCGGAGAATATCAATGGCAGTGCTTGACGCCGCTGCGGCGATCAACATGACATCCCTGTGCATCGGTGCCGCCGCTGTGGGCGAGTGCGGCGGCGGTGCCGGTGGCGAGAATGGCGCTAATCAAGAGGGTGATGAGTTTCTTCATGGTTGCTTCCTTCCGTGTGGTGCTGGATCGTCCTGGGTTGGTGCCGCACCGGAGCACGCCCGACTGCAATTCGTTACATTCCAGTGATCTTGGCGTCGATCGCGCGGCCGATGATTTCCCAGGAGCCGTCTAGGGCAACGGTCTGGTAGGCCGGGTTGAGGGGCACGAGGTAGCCGACACCGGCGTCGACGATGTACTGCTTGAAGGTGTATTCGCCCTCTTTGTGGCGGGCGATGTAGAACTTTCCGCTGATCAGCTCGAAGCCTTCTGGGCGGATCAGGATAGGGGTGCCTTCCGGGAAGCTGGGCGGGGTATCTGCCGTCATGGACTTTCCCTTGACCCTGAGCCAATAGCCGCGGGGGCCGGCATTTTCGGTGGAGGACAGCCATTCATCGGCGATGCCGGCGGGGTAGGCTACCGAGGATTCGACACACTCACCGGCGGCGACCCAACTAAGCACCGGATACTCCCTGGCCTCCCGGTGCGGCTGCAGCATGGGGGCGACGTTGCTGTGCTCGGTCACTGCGGCCATTTTGGCTATCTCAGCGGCAAGACGCGGGCTGAAACTTTCCACTGGCTCATTGAGAAGCCGTGCAAGTGCCGCCGCAAACTTGGCATTCAGCGGATTCGTTCCATTCAGGTAATGAGCCACGGCTGCTGGTGAGATGCCTATCTCATCGGCAATTTTTTTTTGGCTGAGCTTCAGCGCGTTCTTTTTCGCAAGGAAAAGAGCGTGAGCGGCTTGGCTCTCGGCCAAAAGTTCAGTGGCTAGAGGCTTCTTCTTGGGCATGCGGCCACTATAAACCGTTGGTTAATAATTTTAATTTACTGGCGGTGTTGATATGGTGGTTACTGGCGGTTAATATCCTCTGCGTCTAAACCCGCTGAGGTGTCGGCATGAATCAAATCTCGTTGCATGACCTAGTCATTCAGATAGGACAGGCAGCGGTTGCCCGGGCAATTGGTGTCAGCCCAGCGGCGATCCATAAGGCGATCATGAGAAATCGCAAGATCACCGTGACCATCAATGATGATGGCTCCTACACCGCTCATGAGCTACGCCCCTTCCCATCCCAGAAAACTGATACCTGACCCGTTCGTCCTGCTGTGCCGGGCGGTAACGGTGCAGCAGGACGTTGGCAGAGTAGGAGCAGCAGTCCAACATGGACACGTCCAACCCACGACAGCCGTCTATCTCGCGCGATCAGGTGCTGGTGGCCCATGCGGCCCTGATGATCGCGCGCACCAATCTCAGCCAGGACGACTTCGCGCAGGCGCTGAGCAGCCGCCTGCATCAGATGATCCCCGAGAAGGCCGTCGCCAAGGACGTGCCGGACTTCGATCTCCTCGCCCGAGGTAATAACACCGGCGTTTTTCTGAAGGCTTCCGGCGCCTGGCTGCGCCGGGTTGGGCGATGGCTGAGCGGTGAGGTTGACCTGCCGGGCTGGATCGAGGAGGCCTGGGTGCAGGCGCTGGATGGCGAGTATCGGGAGTATTGCCTCAACGAGCTTGCCAGCCGTCACGGGCTGACCGGCGCCCGTGCGCTGGGCGGCGATGCTTGCCCGGTCGGGGTGTTCGGTCAACTGGTGGCGCGGCTCGGGCAGACGGTGGAGCTGGGCAGCGAGATTCTGGCCGATGGCCAGATCGGTGCCGAGGATGTGCCGCTGTTGCCGGAGTTCATCGATCGGCTGAAGTCTGTGGAGGCGCGCTGCGGCGAGCTGCGGGCGAAGGCGGAGGATGCCTTGAGCCGGGAAGGGCGGAGTCTCGTGCCGGTCAGGGCGGTTGTCGGCGGGGAGCGTAAAGCCTCCCGATGAGACTGAAGCCTCCCGCCAGTTCGCCCGAGGCCGGCGCCTATGCCGGTCTGTCGGGGCATGCCTCGGCGCCGCTGTCTGCGGCGGTTGCGGGGCATGCCGCCGGGCGACGTCCGCGCGCGCTTTCGGAAAAGCAGCGGCGCGGTCTGCTGGGTACGGCTGCGGCGCGGGTAGCGGAGGAGGCGCGCGAGCGCAAGCGCCGCTGGCTGCGCCGGTTGGATACGATCCATGCCTCTGGCTGCCGGACGAAGCGGCAGCGCTGGGACGCTCTTGCGGCCATGGCGGAGCCGATGCTGGCCCGCCTAGATCTGGCCACCCTGGCACTCGGGTGGCTGGATGAGAACGGGGCGTTCCGTCTGAACCGTCAGCGCGGGCTGGCGGAGGATACGGGGCTGTCCGAGTGCCGTGTGTCGCGGACGCTCTCCGCCCTGGAGGCCGCCGGTTATGTCCGCCGGCGCGTACGCCGCATATTCAAGCATGGGCAGCAGTGGGTCACGCGGGTGACGATCCACCTGCGGCCGCGCTTCTTCATCGATCTGGGGCTCGGCCATCAGTTGGCCGAGGCGCGCACCAGGAAGAAGGCACAGCGCGAGTCCCTGCTGCGCGGAGTGAAGGTGCGCGAGCAGCAGGCTGCCATCCAGGAGCTGGGCGCGGCGATGCAACGCAAGTCGTCGCACCGCAAGGCTCAGGCCGTTCGCAAGGCGAAGGTTGTGAAGCTCGCCGAGGCCCATGAGCTGAATCGTAACCGGGCGAAGGCCGCAGCCGCCCACACTCTGGCGGTGGATAACCCGGACTGGTCGCTCGCCGAGATCCGCGCGGAGCTTGATCGGCTCTTCCCGCCCGCCTGATTCGCCATCCGTCGCCAGCCGCTCCGCGGCTTTCTGTCGTTGTCTACGCTGAGTTTCTGGGGCTTTTTCGGGGCTTCAGGGCTTGAATGCCTGCCGTTTTTTCTTCGTCGCTCGCCATCTGGTTGGTGGTGCTGGCCTGTAGCCGTAATGGCCTCGTGCTGTTATGCAATTTTTAAGGTCTAGTGGTACCACCCTACGGGTGAAAGCAGAGCCTTTGGCCACCCCGCAGCTCTTACCCACGATGTCAGGCGCTACCCATGCAGATGATGGCCCCTCACTTCGCGCCGTTCGGCGCGGAGGGTACCCGGTCGAGGCCGCCTGCCAGCACGGCGTGATCCTGAACCCGGCCCCTTCCAGTCGCTGTACGCCGAGAGGCACCGTGCACCCTTGCCCGTTCAATGCAACGGCGGTTTCGCTCCTTCACGGGCCAGCCTTCGGCATCGGCGCTGACGCGCCGGGGCGAACTCAGTATGAAGCGCGGGATTTGCCGCGGTGCAAGGCGCGCAGGGGCGCGCTCTGGGCGATTTGTCGGGTGGGCGAGGAGCAGGGAATGAGGCGGTCATCGAGGGCGCCGCGCCGCGGATTGATCGCGGGCGGCGGGGCTGTGCCGTTCGAGGCGGCAGCGACTGGTGTTACCGCTTGGACTTGGACAGGGAGCTGCCTATCACCCATTCCGGGGTGGTGTCGTCCGCAGAGATGCGCACCCAATCGGACTCGAACTGGTAGGCATTGACGACCTGGTTCTTCTTCAACTTCCTCAGCACCTGGCCGGAGGTGGCCGGCTCGCTGCGGACGTTCAGGCTGGGGACGGACACGTAGCGCCGGCCCGAGGCGAAGCTGGCGGCAGGTGCGGGGGCGGGCTCGCTGTAGCTGCGGCTCGACGAGTAGGACTTCGAGCTGCCGCCGGACCTGCGTCGGGCGTCGGCATCCATGGCCATGGAGGTGGCAGCGACGAGCATGAGGATGATGGGAATTCGCATGGGGATGTCCTTTCCGGGAAAAATGGAGCGCGGACTATAGCAACTGGCCATCATCAAGGCATCGCATGGGCGTGCCTGGATGCGGGAGATTTGCGCGTAGCCGGCCGGCAGCGCCGGTGAGGGGATATGAAGGTTTTTTCCTCCCCTGAGGTCTCCTGCGCAGCGCACAGCCTGCCTGCCCTGCGCCGCTCCGAAGGTGTGAAGAAAAAGCGACCGATTTAGCCCGCAGGTGCCGTGGGGGGACAACTGCGCGCGCCGGGGGCAGCCACTGCCGCTCCTAAATGAATAGGTCGAACTCATGCGTTGCGAGGTGGGCGAACTGGTCTAGGATGAGCCGAGCCATACTTTGGCCCGGAAGCGATCACAGAGGGAGATGCGGATGAAACAGTACAACGACCCGGCGGAGCGTGTGTCTGTCGAATACAATGGCAAAACCTACACGGCTACCTATCGAGTCGAGCATGGGTGCATCACCGTATCCACACTAAGGGGCGAAAAATCGACGCAACTGGGTGGTCTGACGGCGAAGGCCTTGGCAATCGAGCTGCTGATTGAGCTGATCACGGAAAGTAAGGCCTAGCCTCGGGCAATCAACAAAGCCGCCTCGAGGGCGGCTTGATCGGTAGGGGCAGGCTGTCAGGCCTGGGCGGCCAGCTCGTAGGGCTTGAACCGGATCACCTCCTCTCCAACCCACTCATTCACGGCCAGCATCCGCGCCTGGATCGGCTCCAGCTCGTTGGCCGCGTAGACCAGCGCCGCATCCTTCACCGAACCGAACCCGCCGGCGTTCTGCGGCACAACTCCCATCAACTGCGGCGGGATGCGCAGCCCGGCCAGCATGTCGTCACGCGTTATGTTCTTGATGTTGCTGAACTCGTCCCGCGCCGCCACTTCGCTGATCGGTATCACCTGGATACCGTCCTTCTTGCCGTTCGGGCTGTAGAGGAACAGGTTGCGGAAGTTGCCCGGCCCTTTCGACTTCTTCAGAGCCTCGCGCATCGAGTCGATGTCCTTCTCGTTCTGCGCCGCGTCGCTTACGTAGAGGATGAAGCCGGCGTGGCTGCCGTTCAGGTAGTAGCGCCGCCGGAACAGGGTCGCGCTTTCATTGAGCAGCGCCGACTGCAGCGCCGCCAGCCACTCCGGCAGGCCGTACACCTCCTGGTTGATGTCCGCCTCGCGCAGGTGGCAGATGGTCCCGGCCTCGAATTCGTGCTCATCCTTCCAGCCGCGGACCATGAAGTAGCTGTCCAGGTCCTGCCCGCGGCGCATGTACTTGGCCAGCGCCGGTTGTAGCGACAGCGTGCCGCCCAGCCGGCTGCGCCGCCGCTCTAGGTAGGCATTGCCGCACCACAGCCAATCCAGGGCGAACTGCTCGAAGGCCTCCCGGCTTAGCAGGCGGTGGGGGACGAAGGTGCGGCTGAGCATGTTGCGCTTGAAGGTCAGCCCACTCTGCAGATAGACGCTCGCCCGGGTCGAGCGGGCCAGGCCGTCAAGGTTGATCGGCGGCTCGTACCAGCGGCCGTTGAACCAGCACTCGAGGTAGTCCAGGACCTCATTGCCATCCAGGACCGGCGTCGGATCGCCGAATGTGAAGGCCTCGACACCGCCCGCCGGCGCCGCCGGTTGCCGGGACGTGGGCGCGCGGAATTTTCCAGCCAGGCGGCTGAGCGTGGTCATCATCAGTAGATCTCCATGATGCTGGTATTGGCGGCGGTCTGCCCCTCCAGCGGCTCGTTGTGCAGGGCGTGCATGAGGGCCCAGGCCAGGTCGGCGTGGCCGGTTTCTTCGGTGCGGCCGGCAACGTAGGTCATCTGCCGGCCGCTGGCGGTCATGGTCTTGCGGATCGCCATCAGCGAACTGGTGAGGTCGATCCAGCCGGTGTCGTACTCCAGCCGGCCGTTGTGGATCACGTCCCATGCCTTCATCACCAGGCGGGTCTTCACCTCCGGCGAGTAGCTGAAGGTGGTCAGGTTCGGGAAGAACTGGCGTACCAACTGGGCGACGCCGGTGCCCATACCGGTTGTGTCGAGGCCGATATAGGTCACCCAGTAGCGCTGGGTCACTTTTCGGATGAACTCGGCCTGCGCGGCGAAGTCCATGCCGCGGAACTGGTGCCGCTCGAGCACGCGGAACTTGCCGCCCGGGACCAGCGGCGGGGCGACCACCACCAGGCCGGCGCTGTCGCCGGTTTCGGCCGGGTCATAGCCGACCCACACCTGCCGGTCGCCGAACGGGCGCATGGCGAACGGCTTGAAGTCCTCGGCCCACTCGACCCAGCTGTCGACCTGGCACGGCTGCAGCATCGCCAGCGGGAAGATGCTCGCCCCGTCGTCGACGAACTCGCACATCAGCAGATTGGCGAACTGCTCGGCGTTGTACTCGAAGCGCAGCTCCTCGAGGTCGAACAGATCGCAGCCGCGGCCGCTGGCGTCGAGGATGGTCACGATCTGCCGCCAGATCTTGTCCTCGCACAGCCGGCCCTGGGCCAGGGCGTCGTGGCCGACATCGAGTTTGAGGTGCTGGGCGGTCGGCTTGCCTTCGTTCAGGCGTTCGCCGGTCCACCACCGATAGGCCGGGTGCCCCTTGCTCGACGGCGTCGAGAAGTAGGTCTTGCGCCACTTCTTGTGCAGGGCCATGCCCGAGGCGACCTTGTTCAGCTCGTCGAAGCCGTGGACCCAGAAGAACTCGTCGAAGTAGAAATTTCCGCTGCGGCCCTGCGCGGTGCGGTAGTTGGTGCCGAGGAAATGCAGCTCGGCGCCGTTCCACAGCACGATGGGGTCGCCGCTCAGCTGCCGGCCGAGCACCTCCTGGATGAAGGCCTGCATGTAGTTCTTGAACTGGTGGGCCTGCGCCTTGCTGGCCGACAGGAAGATCTGGTTGCGGCCGGTGGTGATGGCGTCGATCAGCGCTTCCCGGGCGAAGTAGTAGGTCGCCCCGATCTGCCGCGACTTCAGCAGCATGCGCGTGCGCTGGTTGCCGGCCCGGTACCAGTCGAGCTGGTACTCGAAGCAGCCGTCCACGAAGGCCTCGGTGAGCCGCTCGATCTCCTCCTCGCCGAACTCGTTGCGCTTGGGCGGCTTCTTCGGCGCCTCGTTGCGCTTTGCGAGGTTCGGATTCAGATCCGTTTCGCTGCCGCCGCCCTGGTAGCGCTGGATGCGCGCCTGCCGCTCGAGCTGGCGGTGCAGCAGGTCGATTTCCTTGAAGTCGCCGCCGGTCTTGCTCTCTTTCAGGATCAGTTGGACCAGCCGGGCTTCCAGGGCGCCGCCGATGCGCTCGACGCTGTCTGCGCGGTCCCACTCGTCGCGCGACTTCCAGGTGTGCAGGGTCTTTTCCTTCTCGCCGGTGGCTTCGGCGATCTCGCAGATGCGCCACCCCATCCAGTACAAGAATTTGGCCTGGCGGCGGGTGTCGAGGGGGATGAGTTCGATGGCTGTCATGGCGGCGATGCTGCCCGCTCGCGCGCGCCGGCGCTGTCGCTCGCCCCTGTAGCGCGCCGCGCTACAACCCCCCGTCGTTGCCGCTCCCGCGGCGCCTGCCGACCATGCCCTCACTGCATCGCCACCCGGCAAACGCTTTGAGGACAGCCCCGCATGAAGAAGAAATTCCGCTCCAAATGGTTCCGCGTCGCCGTCGAGGGCGCGACCACCGACGGCCGCCAGATCGAGCGCAGCTGGATCGAGGAAATGGCCAGCACCTACGACCGTGCCAAGTACGGCGCGCGGATCTGGATGGAGCACTACCGCAGCGCCCTGCCGGACAGTCCGTTCCGCGCCTACGGCGACGTCCTGGCAGTCAAGGCCGAGGAGGTGGACATCGACGGCCAGAAGCGCCTGGCCCTGTTCGCGCAGATCGAGCCGACCGACGACCTGGTCAACATGGTCAACAAGCTCAAGCAGAAGATCTTCACCAGCATCGAGGTCCTGGAAAAGTTCGCCGGCACCGGCAAGGCCTACCTGATGGGCCTGGCCGTCACCGACTCCCCGGCCAGCATCGGCACCGAGATGCTCGCCTTCGCCCAGCAGAACCCGGACGCCAGCCCGCTCAAGTCCCGCAAATCCAACGCCGATTCGCTGTTCACCGCCGCCACCGAGGCGGTGCTGGAATTCGAGGAGGTCGAGGACAAGCCCGGCGTCGGCGCCGCCCTGTTCGCCCGCGTCGAGGCGCTGCTGAAGGGCAAGCAGGCGAAAGATGACGGCGAGTTCAGCCAAATCGGCCAGGCCGTCGAGGCCATCGCCGAGCACGTCAAGGAGCAGGCCGAGGCCTTTGCCGCCGAACAGCGGACCACCGCCGAGCTGACCACCAAGGTGCAGCAGCTCTCCGCCGACCTGGCCGCCCTCACGACCTCGCTCGGCAACACCCAGGACCACAGCCAGCAGCAGCGCCCGCCCGCCACCGGCGGTAATGGCCAGATCCTGGCCGACTTCTAAGCGACTATCCCCGGAGTCCCCCATGCGTGAAGAAACCCGCAAAGTCTTCAATGGCTACCTGACCCAGGTGGCCAAACTCAACGGCATTACCTCGGCCATCGTGAAATTCAACGTCGCCCCGGCTGTCCAGCAGCGTCTGGAAACCAAGATCCAGGAGTCGAGCGACTTCCTGCGCCGCATCAACATCGTTCCGGTGACCGAGCAGGAGGGCGAGGCCATCCTGCTGGGCGTCAACGGCCCCATCGCCAGCCGCACCAACACCGCGGCCGGCACCCGCCGCAACCCGGCCGAGCGCGTCGTCCTGACCAAGGACAGCTACAGCTGCAAGCAGACCAACTTCGACAGCGCTTTCCCCTATGCGCGGGTCGACGCCTGGGCGCGCTTCCCGGACTTCCAGGTCCGCCTGCAGAGCGCGATTGCCGCGCGGCAGGCCCTCGACCGCATCATGATCGGCTTCAACGGTACCAGTGCCGCCGCTGCGACCGACATCGGCACCAACCCGCTGCTGCAGGACGTCAACATCGGCTGGCTGCAGAAGATCCGCACCGGCGCCCCCGAGCGCGTGCTCGACGAGGTGGTCGACGCCTCCGGCGAGGTCACCATCGGTGCCACCGGCGACTACAAGAACCTCGACGCCCTGGTCTACGACGCCGTGCAGATGCTCGACCCCTGGCATCGATCGCACCCGGACCTGGTCGTGCTGGTCTCCCGCGACCTGCTGCACGGCAAGCTGCTGGCCGCCGTCGAGCGAGGCGCCGCCTCAAACCAGGAAGAGAACGCCGCCGCCGAGATCGTCACCAAGGCCCGCCTGGGCGGCCTGCCCATCGTCGATGCACCGTTCTTCCCGGCCGGTACCGTGCTGATCACCACCCTCGACAACCTGTCGATCTACTACCAGGAAGGCGCGCGCCGCCGGCATATCCGCGACGAACCCGACTACGACCGCATCGCCGACTACCAATCGTCCAACGACGCCTACGTCATTGAGGACTTCGGCCTCTGCGCGCTGGTCGAGAACATCGAGGAGGTCTGAGCATGGCCCTGAGTCCCGCCCAGCGTAGCCAATTGCGCAAGCGCGCAGCCAAGGAGGCCGCGGCCAGCGCCCCCACCCACTCCATGGCCGGCGCGACCACCTACGAGCTGCAGCTGTCGCAGCTCGCCCAGGACCGCGCCCGGCTCAGGCAGATCCAGTCCGAGCAGGGCAAGGCCGAGCTGAAGCGCGAGCTTTTGCCGAGCTATGCCCCCTACGTCGAAGGAGTGCTGTCCGCCGGGCAGGGCGCCCAGGACGAGGTGCTGACCACCCTGATGGTCTGGCGGATGGATGCCGGCGACTACGCCGGCGCCCTGGACATTGCCACCTATGTGCTCCAGCACGGCCTGCTCATGCCCGACCGCTTTGCCCGCACCACTGGTTGCCTGGTCGCCGAGGAGGTGGCCAACGCCGCCCTCAAGGCACAGAAGGCTGGCGGCACCTTCGACCTGGCGGTGCTCGAGCGCACCCAGGAACTCACCGCGGAGCAGGACATGCCCGACGAAGCGCGCGCCAAGCTGCTGCTGGCCACCGCACGCGCCACCCTCGACGGCGAGGCACCGGAGCTGCCGCGCCTGCTGATTGGCATAGACCTCCTCAAGCGCGCCATCGACCTGCATGGCAGCTGCGGCGGCAAGAAGGATCTGGAGCGCGCCGAGCGCCTCTTGAAGAACATCGCGGCCCCGGCCGCGGACTGAGCGTCCCCACGCGAACCCGGCGGCGCGGGGTTGATCCAGGCAGTTCTCTGCCCAGGTGACGTCCCGCCCACCGCCGAACCTGGAGCACAGCATGAGCGGATTCATCGCCAACGGCGGCAGCGCCGAGCCATTCACCCTGGTCAACGACGGCTGGTTCCCGGACATCGACGCCGACCACCTGCGCGCCGCCCTGCGTCTGGATAGCAGCATCACCAATGCCCGCCTCGAGGTCGCCGCGGTCAACGCGATGATCACCGTCAACCGCGAACTCGCCCAGTACAAGGCCCGCGAGCAGGCCAACGGTTACGCGGCCTTGGTCGACGTGCCGGCCGTTTCGATCAAGGGCGAAAGCGAACTCGTCCACCTTTACCGCCGCGCCGTCTACTGCAGCGCCGGCGCCGAGCTGGCCGAGCGTTACCGCAGCTACGACAGCACAGCCGACGGCAACCAGCGCGCCGACGACCTCACCCCCAGCGTCGACGAATACCGCCGCGATGCCCGCTGGGCGATCCGCGACCTGCTCGGTGCCGTGCGCACCACCGTGGAGCTGATCTGATGGCCGAGGTCATCGCCCACCAGGGCGACACCCTCGACGCTCTCTGCTGGCGGCACTACGGCCGCACCGCCGGCGTGGTCGAGGCCGTGCTCGAGGCCAACCCGGGCCTGGCCGACCTCGGCCCCATCCTGCCCCACGGCCAGCGCGTGATCCTGCCCGAGCAGGCGCCGCCGCCGCAGCGGCAAGACCTCATCAACCTCTGGGACTGACAGCCCCTATGAACAGGATGCACCGCATGCCCGACAAACCGGAAACCTGGGCCTGGCTCGCCGCCTGGGTCCAAAGCAACTGGCCGGCCCTCTACGCGGGCGTGCTCGCCTTCGTCGTCGCCGCCTTGCGTATCGCCTACACCGGCGGGCGCCTGCGGCAGCTGCTGCTCGAGGCCCCGCTGTGCGGCTTCATCGGCCTGGGCGTCAGCTACAGCACCGAGCTGCTCGGCGTCTCGCCCGGCGTCGCCCCCTTCTTCGGATCGATGGTCGGCCTGATCGGCGTCGAAACCGTCCGTGCGGCGGCCCGCCGCTTCTTGGAAAAGAAGGTGGACCCCGCATGAATGCCCTTCGCCTTGACGACCGCAACCAGGCAGTCCTGGTCCTGCAGAAGCAACTCAACGCCCAGGGCGCCGGCCTCTATCCCGACGGCCACTATGGCGAGAAGACCGAGCAGGCCGTGCGCGACTTCCAGCGCCGCGCCGGGCTGGTCGCCGACGGCGTCGCCGGTCCCAAGACCATGGTCGCCCTGGCCGGGCAGGACACCGGCCACCTGCTCAAGCAACGCGACCTCGAGCAGGCCGCCGAGCGCCTCGGCGTGCCGCTGGCCAGCGTGCTGGCCGTCAACGTAGTGGAGAGCCAAGGGGAAGGTTTTCTCGCCAACGGACGGCCGGTGATCCTTTTCGAGCGGCACGTCATGCGCGAGCGCCTGTTCGAGCACCGCCATGTCCTGCCCGGCCTCGCCAGTCCAGAGGCGACCGTCGAGGCCCTGGCCGCCCGCTATCCCGCCCTGATCAACGCCCGCCCCGGCGGCTATGCCGGCGGCGTCGCCGAACACCCGCGCCTGGCCCAGGCCCGGCAGATCCACGACAGCGCCGCCCTGGAATCCGCCTCCTGGGGCCTGTTCCAGATCATGGGCTACTACTGGCAGCGCCTCGGCTACGCCAGCGTCCAGGCCTTCGCCCATTGCATGGCCGAGAGCGAGGCGCAGCAGCTGGAGGCCTTCGTGCGCTTCGTCGAGGCCGATCCGGCGCTGCACAAGGCCCTCAAGGCACGCAAGTGGGCCGAGTTTGCCAAGCGCTACAACGGCCCGGCCTACGCCCGGAACCTCTACGACGTGAAGCTCGCCCGGGCCTACGAGCAGTTCGCCGGGCACGCCGAGGAGGCCGCATGATCGCCCGCCTCCTGCAGTGGGCCGGGCCGGTCTGCTTATTGGTCGCCGCCCTCGTCGTCTACATGGTCGCCCATACCGCGGCCACGTTGGCCACCGAGCAACGCGACCAGTTCGCCCGCCAGGCCGACACCCTGGCCACCGAGTTGGCTGCCGAGCGCAGCGCCCAGGCCAAGCTGCGCACCACCCAGGACAGCCTGCGCGCCGAGTTGGCCCGCCGTCACTCCCAGATCGAGGACCTCAAGCATGAAAACCAGGAACTGCGCGACTGGGCTGCTCAGCCTTTGCCTGCTGCTGCCCGCCGGCTGCGCGAGCGACCGGCCCTCACCGGTGCCGACGCTTACCAGGATTGGCTGTCCGGCCGTGGTGCCGTGCCGCTTGCCGGCGACGGCGCCGAGCGATAACGGCGAGCTGCTCGACGACACCGAGCGCCTCGAGGCCGCCTGGGCCGACTGCGCCGCCCAGGTCGACATGCTCTACCGCCACCAACAGACCAACCAATGAGATGCCCGCCATGGACGAGATTGCCGAAAACATCGACCGCCTCGAGGACCTGATCGACGCCCTGCATACACCGTCGATGCCGGTGCGCCTGCATATCCACAGCCTGCAGGAGGACCTGCCGAAGGTGGTCGACGGCCTGCGCGCCGGCTACCTGGCCGCCGGCGGCGACCCCTACTGGGACCCGGAGCGCCCATGAACAAGCCTGGCATCGACGCTTACCGGGACTGGCTGTCCGGCCGTGGTGCCGTGTCGCCCAGCTCGACAGGCTCTACCGCCGCCAACAGAACACCCCCCGAACCCCAACGCTGGAGAAAGCGATGATCCTTCTTTCCCGCTGGAACCTGACCGAGCCTACTGCTCAGATTATCCAGACCGACGATTTGCAGGCTCACCAGTCGAAGTACTTCATCCGCAACGCCGACGCCTCGATCACCTTCTGCGCGCCGTCCTCGGGCGAGGGCATCGACTCGACCGCCAACAGCGCTTACCCGCGCTCCGAACTGCGCGAGACGTTGGAAAATGGCGATGACCGCGAAGCCAACTGGAGCCTGGGCAGCGCACCGCTTCACTGCCTGCGCGGCAGGTTGCGCGTCGATTCTCTGGCCGCGAGCGGCAAGGCGATCGTTGGCCAGTTTCATGGCGAGGGCCATCAGCCGCCGCTCAAGATCCAGGTGACCTTGATCGAGGGCACCGACCGCTTCAAGGTCTACATGCAGCATCGTCCGATGCTCGGCGGCACCGAATACAAGCCGAGTTTTGCGGCCGAGGTCGCGCTTGGCGAAGAGTTCGGCTACGACGCCCGCGTGACCCGCGACGGCGCGCTGTCCGTGACGCTGGACACGGCCGCCGGGGCCGAGACCCTGACCGCGCGGTACGACGTCGCGTCTTACGCCAGCGATCAGTGGTACATGAAGGCCGGCATGTACTCCCAGGAAGCCGTCGGCGGTGTCGGTACCGGCCAGGCGACGTTCGTCGGCCTGCTGCTCCCGTTCCATGGCACGGCAGAGGAACTGGCCGCGCTGCTCGCGCAAGAGTCCAGCGAGCAGCCTGCCGCCGGAGACCTCGAGCAGTTGGTGGCCGCCCCGAGCCAGGACGACGTCCTCGTCGGTACCGAAGCCGACGACATCCTCGACGGCGGGGCCGGGAGGGACAAGCTGGTCGGCGCAGGTGGTGCTGATGCGTTCCTCTTTTCCGCCCGCGCGGACAGCCACCGCACCGCTGCCGCGAGCTTCGCCGACCTGGTCCAGGACTTCGATCCGACCCAGGACCACATCGACCTTTCCGCCCTGGGCTTCGCCGGCTTCGGCGACGGCCGCAACGGAACCCTGTTGGTGCAGACCAGCGGTGACGCCACCCGCACCTATCTGAAGAGCTACGAGGCGGACGCCGAAGGCCGTCGCTTCGAGGTCGTCCTGGACGGCGACCATGCCGGCGCCATCCTGGCCGGCGGTGTCGTCTGGCTGACCCGAGAAGACGCGAACAACGGCCACCGGGCCGACATCAGCCGGCATAACTGCGCCATCGCCTGGCATCAGGCACAGATCGACGCGCACCTGGCCGCTATGCAGCCCCTTGCCTGATCCATCCAAAAACCGTGCTGCCGCCGCCGGAGGCGGCAGCTACGGGAACCTGGCGCACCCATTACCATTCGAGGCCGAGCATGATCAGTCATATGTCCGTTTCCGTGGCGGAAGCCGGGGTGTCCGATCCGACCTATATCTTGGGTTTCCGAGAGACGACGATCTCCGTCATCCCCGCATCCGCCGACGCTTTAGCGAAGTGCCAGTACAGCACTTCAAGCCGAAAGGCCATCCAGGACGGCTCCGCCACCTGGATCGACTGGCCGAAGGGCAACATCTCCCTGCCCGCGACCGACGTCATCCTGTTCCGCGCCACGGCGGTGCGGCTACAGGCCACCGGGGCCGCAGTGATGGAGATCATCGGCAGTGAATAACTTCGACTTCGCCACGCGCCCCCTTTTTGCATCCCAGCGTGCCGCCACCCTGCAGGCGCTTGCCCGCGCCGGCAGACCGCCGCTCGACCGCTTCATCAACATCGTCGGCGATAGCCGGCAGGCGAACGCGATCGGGGGAACTCCGCCCACCGAGACCCACGAGAACTACGGAATTGCAGCCTGGCTACCGTTCTACACCGGTGGCCGGGTCCGCATCGGTGCGGCGCGCAAGAGCGCCACGCCCGGCTATACCTCCAAGCAAGTGCTGGACAACATGGACACGTACATCGCTGCCGGTGGTGACGTGTTTTTCAACCTGTACTGCACCAACGACAGGAACCCCACTAATGCATTCCCGTTGGGGACCAGCAAGAAGAACCTCGAGGCGGGGCTTCGCAAGCAGATCGATGCCGGCAAGATCCCGATCATGCTGGCCGAGCTGCCGCGCGGCGGGGAGTACGCGCTGTCCGGCGAGCAGCTCTCCTATCACCTCGCCATGCGCGAGTGGCAACTTACCCGTCTGCCGGAAATGGGCGTTCGCGTCGGCGATGCCTGGCCATACCTGGTCGATCCGGACAACGAGCATCTCGCGCTGCCTCGGCCGGAACTCTACGTCGACCAGCTGCACCTCAACGGCATCGGGGCGCCGTTGGCCGTTCGCGCAGTCGCTCACCATTTCATCGATCTGTTCGGCGTGCCGCTGGAGCTGCCAACCTACGACTCGCCGTTCGACGCTACCTACAACCCGCGCGGCTGGCTGACCAGCAACCCCCTGCTGCTCGGCACGTCGGGCACCAAGAACGGCACGGCCAACGCCACTGGCCCGCTCGCCACCGGCTTCAGCCTGGCTGGGACGAACTGGACTGGCGCAACCGTCACGCTGTTCCAAGAACCGTCTCCGCTTGGCGGGAACTATCAGGGTTTCGAACTTGGCGGAACTCCGACCGCCGCCGGCAGCACGCTGATCATGGAGCAGGTGATTCCGCTCGCGAACGTCACTGCGGGCGACATCATACGGGCTGTCGCGCTGACTGCATTCGAGAATCTGCAGGGCGTCGGCGGCGTGTCGATCGACGTCCGCTTTGTCCGCGGTGGCAACGTCTACTACGTGAAATCCCTGGACCGCTACGCCGAGGGGAGCCCGATGTGGGTGGGGCCGGGGATTGGTCCGCAAGAGACGCCCTTCCTGACCGCCGACCCAACCACCGATACCGAAATCAAGATGCGCGCCGTTATCTACGGCTGTCAAAACGTGCCGATCCGAGGAACCGTCAGGATCGGGAATCTCGGCTGCCAGAAGGTTCTGTAAAGCCCAACCCATGCCCATGCGGCCGTCTCGCCGCAGTCAGGAGCCCCATGAACAAACCCGAATCCCTGCGCGCCCACCTGCTCGCCGCGGTGCCCGAGCTGCGCCACAACCCCGACCGCCTGCTGATCGTCATCGACCAGGGCCGACTGCGTGCTACGGCCGCGCCCGGCCTGTCCTTTGAGTACAGCTACACCCTGAATCTGATCTTCACCGACTACGCCGGCCACCCGGACGCCATTGCCATCCCGCTGCTGGCCTGGCTGCTGGTCAACCAGTCGGAGCTGCTGGTCAACCCGAAGCGGGGCGAGGACGCTATCCAGTTCGAAGTCGACCCGCTGGCCAACGACAAGGTCGACCTGGCGATCACCCTGCCGTTGACTGAGCGGGTCATCGTCAGGAAGCAGGCCGACGGCACGTTGCAGGTCACCCATGCCGGGGAGCCGCAATACACCGAGCACCTGGAGAGCACCCACCTCGAGGTCTACGCCGACGGCGAGCTGATCGCCGAGTGGGACACGCCGGCGCCGACCGGCGTCGCCCTGGAAACCCCGCACCCAGGACCGACCCGCTATGTCTGACAACCTGCGCGCTATCGAGGACTGGGCCGGCGTCCTGCTGGCCAGGCTTGGCGCCGGCGAGCGCCGCACACTCAACCAGACCATCGCCCGCGACCTGCGCCGCAGCCAGCAGCAGCGCATCGCCACGCAGCAGAACCCGGATGGCAGCCTCTACGCCCCGCGCAAGCCCAGGAAGAACCTGCGCGGCAAGGTCGGCGGCGTGCGCCGGAAGATGTTCGCCAAGCTGGGCAAGGCCAAGCACCTCAAGCTGCAGAGCACGGCAGGCAGCATCGCCATCGGCTTCGTCGGCCGCACCGCGCGCCTGGCCCGCGTCCACCAGTACGGCCTGCGCGATCGCGTCGAGCGCGGCGGCCCAGACGTCCAGTACGACCGCCGGCAGTTGCTCGGCCTGACCGACGCCGACCTGGAGCTGATCCGCGACCGCCTCCTCGAGCACCTTGCCAGCTGACGTCGGCCTGTAGCGCGCCGCGCTACAACCTCCGCCGCACGACAGCCGCGCCCGCGCGGGGCCAGCATGGCGGCCATGAATACCGCCGACCTGACCCGCCGCCTCGAAAACCTGATCCGCTTCGGCACCGTCGCCGAGGTCGACCCTGCAAAGCCGCGCTGCCGCATGAAGACCGGCGGGCTCGTCACCGCCTGGCTGCCGTGCTTCACCCTGCGCGCCGGCGAAGACCGCACCTGGGACCCGCCCAGTATCGGCGAGCAGGGCATCGTCTTCTCGCCGTCGGGCGATCCGGCCACCGGCGCCGTGCTCGTCGGCCTGAATAGCGACGCCTTTCCGGCGCCGGACAACGACCCGAGCCGCCACCGCCGCACCTACCGCGACGGCGCGGTGATCGAGTACGACACCGCCACCCACACCCTGCGCGCCACGCTACCCGGCGGGGGCAAGGTCGACATCGTCGCCCCGGGCGGCGTGACCATCCTCGGCGACGTGACCATCACCGGCCTGGTCACCGTGAGCGAGGACGTGGTCGCCGCCGGCATCAGCCTGGTCCAGCACGTCCACGGCGGCGTCCTGTCGGGCGGCGCCACCACGGGAGGTCCGCAATGACCGGCATGTCTCGCAGCACCGGCCAGGCCATCGGCGACCTCGAGCACCTGCGCCAATCCATCGCCGACATCCTCACCACACCGCTCGGCTCGCGCGTCATGCGCCGCGACTACGGCAGCCTGATCCCCGAACTGATCGACCAGCCGCTCAACGGCGTGACCGTCACGCGCCTGTATGCCGCCACAGCCACGGCGCTGATCCGCTGGGAGCCGCGCGTGCGCCTGTCCCGCGTGCAGCTCAGCCTGGGCAGCGAGCCGGGCAGCGCAGGCCTTGACCTCGAGGGCACCCGCGTCGACGGCAATGCGCCGCTGAGCCTGCGCGTGCCGCTCACAATGGGAGCCAGCACATGAGCCAGTTCGTCGCCATCGACCTGTCGCAGATCCCCGCGCCGAAGGTCGTCGAAACCCTGGACTTCGAGCAGATCCTCGCCGAGCGCAAGGCCACCCTGGTCGGCTACTACCCCGCGGACGAGCAGGCCGCCGTCGCTGCCCAGCTGGAGCTGGAGTCCGACCCGCGCACCAAGATGTTGGAGGAGAGCACCTACCGGGAGCTGGTCCTGCGCGCCCGCATCAACGACGCGGCCAAGGCGGTGATGCTGGCCTATGCGGAAGAAGAGGACCTGGACCAACTGGGCGGCAATTTCAGCGTAAAGCGGCTGGAAATCTCGCCGGCCGATCCCGAAGCCACCCCGCCGGTCGCCGCGGTCTATGAGAGCGACACGGATTTCCGTTATCGCATCCAGCTATCCATGGAAGGGTTGTCGGTGGCTGGTCCGGAGGGCGCCTACATCTTCCACGCCCTGAGTGCCAGCGGCCTGGTGCTCGACGCCAGCGCGACCAGCCCGACCCCCGGCGAGGTGGTGGTCACCGTGCTGTCCCGCGAAGGCGACGGCACCGCCAGCGCCGAGCTACTCGCCAGCGTCGACAGCGCGCTCAGCGCCGAGAGCGTCCGCCCGCTCACCGATTACGTCCAGGTCCAGGCCGCCACGGTCGTTCCATACCAGGTCGAGGCGACGCTGCGCTTCCTGTCCGGCCCGGACCGCACGGTGGTCATGGCTGCGGCCCAGGCGGCCATCGAGGCCTACACCGAGGGCCAGCACCGCCTCGGCCTGGATGTGACCCTGTCCGGCCTCTATGCCGCCCTGCACCAGCCGGGCGTGCAGCGCGTCGACCTGGCCAGCCCGACCGCCAACCTGGTGATCGACCGGCAGAGCGCTTCCTACTGCACCGCCATCACCCTGACCGACGGAGGCCTGGATGAGTGACAACCTGCTGCCGCCCAACGCCACGGTCCTGGAGCGCGCGCTCGCGCAGGCCTCGGCGCCGCTGGGCGAACTCCCGGTGCCGCTGCGCGAGCTGTGGAACCCCGACACCTGCCCCGAGCACCTGCTGCCCTGGCTTGCCTGGTCGCTGTCGCTCGACAGCTGGCAGCCCTACTGGCCGGAGGCGATCAAGCGCGAGCGGATCAGGCAGGCGGTGGAGATCGCCCGCCGCAAGGGCACGGCGAAGAGCGTGCGCGACGTGGTCAGCTCGTTCGGCTCATCGCTGGCCCTGCGCGAGTGGTGGCAGACCATGCCCAAGGGCACCCCGCACACCTTCGAGGTGGTGCTGACCCTCGGCGCCGGCGTGCCCAACACCGCCGCCTACCAGCAGGACATCATCGGCGAGATCGAGCGCACCAAGCCGGTCCGCAGCCATTTCACGTTCACGCTCGGCCTGTCCGCCACCGGCGGCCTCGGGCTGCAGGGTGTCGCCCGCCCCATCGTCTATCGCAGAATCCAGGCTGTAGAGGCCCCCTGACATGGCACTCCAGATCACCATCACCGACGCCGGCCGGGCCGAGATCGTCAACGCCCAGAACACCGGCACAGGCCCGGTCGTCATCAGCCAGGTCGGCGTAGGCACTGGCCAGTACGCCCCCAGCAAGACCCAGACGGCCCTGCAGGGCGAGATCAAGCGCATCGGGACGATCGGCGGCCAGGTCGTTGCCGACGACACTATCCACGTCACCGTCAAGGATGAAGGGGCCGACGCCTACGACGTCGGCGAGTTCGGCCTGTTCAGTGCCAGCGGCACGCTGCTGGCGGTGTATTCGCAGCCGGCCGTCTCGGGCTGGATCATCGAGAAGGCCAGCGCCTCGACCCTGCTGCTGGCCGTCGACATCGTTCTGGAAAGCCTCGACGCCGATACCCTGACCTTCGGCGACGTCGTCTTTATTAACCCGCCGGCCACCACCGAGGTGGCGGGTGTTGTCGAACTGGCCACTGTCGCGGAAACCCTGGCCGGCGAAGACAGTTCGCGTGCGGTCCATCCGGAGGGGCTGGCCGCCGTGATCGAGGCCCTCGGCCTCGGCACGGCCTCGACCCGTGATTACAGTTCGACAAATGTGCCGGGAACCGTCATGTATCGCGATGGCAACGGCAATGTTGCGGTCGCCATCATCTATGGCGATCTGGATGGCCTGGCAGCCGCCGCGAGCAAGCTGGAAACAGCGCGAACCATCAACGGCGTCCCCTTCGACGGCACGGCGAACATCGTCATCGCCGACGGAACCAAGGAGCCAGCCCTCGGCTTCACCCCGGTGCAGCAGGGCGGCGGCGCCGGCATGCTGTCGAACAAGGTCATGATCGGGTACGACGGCAACGGAAACTTGATCTTCCAGGTCGATGCGACGGCCTTTGGCAAGCTGTGGAGCGAGAACAACCAACTGGGGCTTGGCACCACGGCGGAATCCGCCCGTGCGGCGCTGTATCTGGGCGACGCGGCGACCCTGAATGGCACCTCGCTGAATACCCCCGGAACCATTGTCGTGCGCGACGGCAATGGCGATGTTGCCGTGCGCTACCTGGTCGGCGAGCTGGTCGGTCTGGCGGAGAGGGCGACGAAGCTGAACGTCGCACGGACCATCAACGGTGTGCCGTTCGACGGCACGGCAAATATCTCAATCACGACGGTGCCGACCGCGCCGCCCGGATCGAACAGCACCCTGATCGCCAACACGGCATTCGTGCAGGCAGCCATCGCCGCCCTGGTGAACAGCTCGCCGGCCACGCTCGATACTCTCAACGAGTTGGCGGCGTCGCTGGGCAACGACCCGAACTTCGCGACAACCGTCGTCAACTGGCTGTCCGGGAAGGTCAACCGGGACAGCATTACGGATGCGGGGTTTGCCAACGGAGACACGAACTATCCCTACTTCCGTGCTGCAGCCGATGGCGTGGTCCATTATCTGCAGAAAGCCCTGGGCTTCACACCGGTGCGCCAGGGCGGCGGGGCTTACCAGCTGACCAACGTCGTCTATATCGGCTTCGATGGATCGGCCCTGCGCGCTCAGGTTGATGCAACAGACCTCGGGCAGCTCTGGAGCGACTATAACGGTGTCCAGAAAGTTGTCGCTGCCATTGCCGCCATGGCAGTCGGCTCCGTAGCTTCCTATGCCCTCTGTGTTGTGGGCGGCGGCTCGGCCGGTGTCGCCGTTCCGGCCGGCACGCTCGTAGCCGGCAGCAGCCTGCGCTTCGCCGCGGCATCCGGGGACTATTCCAGCGCCCCGGACGGGACCTGGCGCGTCATGGGGCATCTGTTCGACGCAAACCTTGACGACACCAACTCCGTCACGCTGTGCCTGAGGGTTTCCTGATGCAAGTTCGCAACCTGAGTTACAACGCGCGCGGCACCATCGACTGCGAGATCGAGCACCCGGCGCTCGGCTGGATACCGTTCACCGCCTCGCCAGGCGATGTCGAGGAGCTGGGCCGCTCCATCTATGCGGCAGCCATGACCGGCGAGCACGGCGAGATCGCGCCCTATGTCGCGCCGGTGCCCACCGTCGACGAGCTGGCCAGGCAGTATGAACGGGAGGTGCAGCAGCACCTGGACGCCACCGCCAAGGGCTACGGCTACGACGACATCAAGAGCGCCGTGACTTACGCCGACGAGCCGGCGGTGCCCAGGTTCCAGATCGAAGGCCTTGCTTTCCGCGCCTGGCGGTCGCTGTGCTGGGACTACTGCTACAGCCTGCTCGATGCGGTCCAGGCCGGCACGACGCCGCTGCCCGCCCTCGAGGACGTGATCGCCGGGCTGCCGGCGCTGGAGGTCAGCTATGGCAACTAAGCTCGACCTCTACCGCCCCGACCGCCGCCGCCGACCCTATTGGCTCGGCCTGCTGATCGCCCTGGATCAACTGGCCAACGCGGCGCTGGCCGGCTACGTCGACGAGACGCTGAGCAGCCGGGCGCACCGCGAAGGCTGGACCATTGCCGAGCGCCTGATCGACAGCCTGTTCTTCTGGGACCGCCAGGGCGAGATCCGCCACTGCGAACTGGCGTTCTATGGCGAGCTGGTCCGCGAGCACTTCCCGCCATCGGCCGCCCCTGACCCGCTACCGGCCAGCGCCTGACCTCATCCTGTAGCGCGCCGCGCTACAACCCCAGCCGCTACCCGATTCTCCGCCCGCGCGCCACCCTGCGCAGGACTTACCCATCCTGCGCAGGAGCATCCCATGCCCGGTGATTACCATCACGGCATACGCGTCGTCGAAGCCAGCGACGGCACGCGCCCGATTCGCACCGTCTCCACCGCCGTCGTCGGCGTCGTCTGTACTGGCAGCGATGCCGACGCTGCCGCCTTTCCGCTCGACACTCCGGTGCTGGTGACCAACGTCCAGGCCGCCATCGGCAAGGCCGGCACCCTCGGCACCTTGGCCGCGACTCTGGACGCCATCGCCGACCAGACCAACGCCATCACCGTGGTGGTGCGCGTTGCCGACGGCGAGGGCGTCGACGCCGCGGCGAAGGAGGCCGACCAGAACACCAAGATCATCGGCACCACCACGGCCGGCGGCCAGATGACCGGCCTCAAGGCCCTGCTGGCCGCCCAGGCGCAGCTCGGCGTCAAGCCGCGCATCCTCGGCGTACCGGGCCTCGACAGCCTGGCCGTGGCCACCGAGCTGGTCAGCATCGCCCAGAAGCTCCGCGGCTTCGCCTATGTCTCGGCCTGGGACTGCGCCACCAAGGAAGAAGCCGTGGCCTACCGCGACGGCCTCGGCGCCCGCGAGGTGATGGTCATCTGGCCGGACTTCATGGCCTGGGACACCGTCAGCAGCAGCACCGAGACGGCTCCGGCCGTTGCCCGGGCGCTCGGCCTGCGCGCCAAGATCGACAACGAGGTGGGCTGGCACAAGACGCTCTCCAACGTCGTGGTCAACGGCGTCACCGGTATCAGCAAGGACGTGTTCTGGGACCTGCAGGACCCGGCCACCGACGCCGGCTACCTCAACGCGAACGAAGTCACCACCCTGATCCGCCGCGACGGCTTCCGCTTCTGGGGTTCGCGCACCTGCTCGGCTGACCCCTTGTTCGCCTTCGAGTCCGCCACCCGCACCGCCCAGGTGCTGGCCGACACCATCGCCGAAGGGCATCTGTGGGCCGCCGACAAGCCGATGCACCCGTCCCTGGTTCGCGACATCCTGGAGGGCGTCAACGCCAAGTTCCGCGAGCTGAAGCGCCTGGGCTACATCATCGACGCCGAGGCCTGGTACGACCCGGCCCTCAACGACCAGGTCACCCTGTCGGCCGGCAAGCTCTACATCGACTACGCCTACACGCCGGTCCCGCCGCTGGAAAACCTGAACTTCAACCAGCGGATCACCGACCGCTTCCTGGCCGACTTCGCCAGCCGGATCAACGCCTGATAGGAGCCCGCCAGCATGGCACTGCCCCGCAAACTGAAGAACCTGAACCTGTTCAACGACGGCAACAGCTACCTGGGCGTTTCCCGCTCCTGCACGCTGCCGCCCCTGGCCCGCAAGATGGAAAGCTACAGGGGCGGCGGCATGGGCGGCCCGGTCAAGGTCGACCTCGGCCTCTCCGACGACGGCCTCCAGTTCGAGTGGACCCTCGGTGGCCTCGACCTGACCGTGCTGCGCCAGTTCGGCACAACCCGCGCCGACGGCGTGCTGCTGCGCTTCGCCGGCTCCTACCAGCAGGACGACACCGGCGAGGTCATGGCCGTGGAAATCGTGGTCCGTGGCCGCCACGAGGAAATCAACCTGGGCGACGCGGAGGCCGGCGAGGACACCGAGGTCAGCATCGTCACCACCTGCAGCTACTACAAGCTGATCGTCAACGGAAACACCGAGATCGAGATCGACCTGCTCAACATGGTCGAGATCGTCAACGGCGTGGACCTGATGGCCGAACACCGCCGCGCCATCGGCCTGTAAGGCATGCCCGGCCACCTGCCGCCGGCGCGCTCGCCGGCACCACCCAGCACAACCAGGAGCACCCCCATGACCCAGACCACCAAGACCGTCACCCTCGACAATCCGATCGTCCGCGGCGAGCAGACCATCACCACCATCGAGCTGCGCAAGCCGGACTCCGGCAGCCTGCGCGGCGTCACCCTCACAGACGTGCTGCAGATGGACGTCAACGCGCTGTTCGTCGTCCTGCCGCGCATCAGCACGCCGGCGCTCACCAAGCCCGAACTGCTGCAGATGGACCCGGCCGACCTGCTGCAGCTGGGCAGCGAGGTCACCGTTTTTTTGTTGCCGAAGTCGGCGAAGGTGGATGTCTCCCCCGCTGCGTAGAAGACGCCATGGCCGACCTGGCCATGGTCTTTCACTGGGGGCCGGCGGACCTTGACCCGCTGTCCCTCACCGATCTGATGGAGTGGCGCGAGCGCGCTCGGCAGCGCTGGGAGGGCCAGCAGCATGGCACGCGATCTAAGGCTTGAAGTCATCCTGCAGGCGGTCGACCGCGCGACGCGCCCGATCCGCGCTGTAACCCAGGGCGGCAGCGAGCTGGCCAGCACGCTCAAGGCGAGCCGCGAGGCGCTCAAGGGCCTGCAGAACCAGCAGAAGGACGTGGAGAGCTTTCGCGCGGTGCAGGCCGCCTCGAAGCAGACCAGCGAGGCGATCCGGGCCAACCGGGAGCGAATCAAGGCGCTGTCCGAGCAGATGGCGGTGGCGGCCCGCCCCACGCGGCAAATGACCACCGAATTCCAGCGTGCCATGCGCGAGGGCCACAAGCTCAAGGCCAGTTACAGCGAACAGCAACGCCAGCTGCAGACGCTGCAGACCCGCCTGAACTCAGCCGGCATCCAGACCAACCGCCTGGGCGCCGAGGAGCTGCGCCTGCGCCGGCGGATCGAGCAGAGCACGCGCAGCATCACTCAACAACAGGACAGCATGCGGCGCCTGGCCCAGCAACAGGAGCGGCTGGCCAAGGCGAGAGACGCCTACGCGCAGGCCAAGGAGCGTGCTGGCGGTATCGCTTCAATGGGCGCAGTAGGAATTGCGGAAGGCTATGCCCTGTCCCGACCGCTGGCGGCCGTGATGGGCGCCTACGCGCCGGCCGAGGATGCAGCGGCCCAGCTGCGCGCCTCGATGATGGGCGCCGATGGCAGCGTCGCGGAGGACTTCGCCAAGATCAGCGCCTTGGCAACCAGCCTGGGCGATCGCCTGCCAGGCACCACCGCGCAGTTCCAGGAAATGATGACCATGCTGCGCCGGCAGGGTATCAGCGCGCAGTCGATCCTAGGCGGTACCGGCGAGGCGGCAGCCTACCTCGCAGTCCAGCTCAAGATGGGCAGTACCGATGCCGCCGAGTTCGCGGCCAAGATGCAGGATGCCACCCGAACCACCGAGGGCGACATGATGGGGCTGATGGACATGATCCAGCGCACCTTCTACCTCGGCGTCGACTCGACCAACATGCTCTATGGATTTTCCAAGCTCTCCCCGGCGCTGGGCATCCTCCGCAAGAGTGGTCTCGAGGCAGCCAACACCCTGGCCCCGCTGCTGGTGATGATGGACCAGGTAGGCATGAGCGGGGAGCCGGCAGGCAATGCCCTGCGCAAGGTGTTCCAGGCAGGGCTGAACCTGGACAAGGTCAGCAAGGCCAACAAGGAGATCAAGAAGCTCGGCATCAGCCTCGACTTCACCGACGGCAAGGGCGAGTTCGGCGGGCTTGAAAAGCTGTTCGCTCAACTCGACAAGCTCAAGAAGCTGAATAGCGTCCAGCGGACCAGCGTACTGTCCACCGTCTTCGGCGATGACGCCGAGACGCTACAGGTCGTGCAGACCATGATCGACAAGGGCATAGCCGGCTATCAGGAGGTGGCCGGAAAGATGCAGGCCCAGGCCGACCTGCGCAAGCGCGTCGACGACCAGCTCAAGACTCTGACCAACGTCATCGACGCCGCCCAGGGCAGCTGGACCAATGCCATGGCCGAGTTCGGCGCCGCCGTGGCTCCCGAATTGAAAGGCCTGATCCAATGGCTTGGCAGCATCGCCAGCGGCATCGGCGCCTGGGCGCGGGAAAACCCGCAACTGGCCGGGACGCTGGTCAAGGTGACGGCCGGCATCAGCGCATTGGCGTTTGCTGGCGGTGCGCTGGCCATCGGCATGGCCGGGTTGATTGGGCCGTTCGCCATGGCCAAGCTCGCCATCTCGACCTTCGGTATTACCACCGGCATCGCCCTCGGTCCGGTTTTGCTGATCATCGCCGCGGTAGCAGCACTGGCCGGCGGCGCCTACTTGATCTGGAAGCACTGGGGCACCTTGGGGCCGAAGTTCGCCGCGCTGTGGGAGGGGGTCAAGGCCCAGTTCGCCAGCCTGATGACCTGGTTCGCCGGCCTGCCGGAGCGCTTCCGCCAGTTCGGCGCTGACATCCTCCAGGGTCTGGCCAATGGCATCACCGGCGCCCTCGGCAGCGTCAAGACGGCCATCACCGGAGCCGGCGGCGCGGTCATCGGCTGGTTCAAGGAGAAGCTCGGCATCCACTCGCCCAGCCGCGTCTTCGCCCAGTTGGGCGGCTTCACCATGCAGGGTCTCGAGCAGGGGCTGCTGAAAGGGCAGGACGGGCCGCTCGCCGCCGTCGCCGGCCTGGGCCGGCAGCTGACCCAGGCCGGTGCGCTCACTGTTGGCGTGGGGGCGGCCGGCAGCGCCCTGGCGATCGACAGCCGCCCGCCGCTGGCTGCCGGTGGCGCGGCGCCCATCGTCGTCCAGGGCGACACCATCCAGATCATCATCCAGGCCGGCGCCGGCAGCAACACGGGCGACCTGGCACAGCAGATCAACCGCATCCTCGATGATCGCGAGCGCGCCAAGGCCGCCCGCGTGCGTTCCCGCCTGCACGACCAGGAGTAACCCGCCATGATGATGGCCCTCGGGCAATTCGTGTTTTCCCTGTCGACCCTGGCCTACCAGGAATTCCAGCGGCAGACTGACTGGCGGCACGGCTCGACCAGCCGCATCGGCGCCCGCCCGGCGCGGCAGTTCCTGGGGGCTGGGGACGACAGCATCACCCTGCCGGGCGTGCTGCTGCCCGAGCTGACCGGCGGCAGGCCAAGCCTCGACGAGATCCGCGAAATGGCCGACACCGGCAAGGCATGGGTCCTGGTCGAGGGCACGGGGCGGATTTACGGGCTGTGGGTGATCGAGAGCCTGAGCGAGACGCACAGCCTGTTCTTCGCCGACGGCACCGCCCGGCGCATCGAGTTCAGCCTGGTGCTCAAGCGCATCGACGACGACCGGATCGACCAGCTCGGCACGCTGGTCAGCACGGCGGCCGATCAGCTCCTCGAGGAGCTGCTGTGAACGCTGCCTATCCGTACCCGATCTGCCGCGTGGTGGTGGACGGCCGCGACATCACCGCCGCGATCACCCGGCGCCTGATCGGCATCAGCCTTACCGACAACCGTGGCCTCGAGGCCGACACCCTGGACATCCAGCTCAGCGACCACGACGGGCAGCTCGCCATCCCGCCGCGCGGCGCGACGGTGCAGCTCTGGCTGGGCTGGAGCGACAGCGGCCTGGTCGACAAGGGAAGCTACACGGTCGACGAAACCGAGCACAGCGGCGCCCCGGACGTGCTGTCCATCCGCGCCCGCTCGGTCGACCTGCGCGAGGGGCTGAAGTCGAAGCGCGAACGCAGCTGGGACCAGAAGGCCCTGGGCGACATCATCAAGGCCATCGCCACGAGCAACCGCCTCGAGGCCGTCATCGCGTCGAGCCTCGCGCAGATCCCGCTGGCCCACCTTGACCAGGCCAACGAGAGCGACGCCAACCTGCTGGCCCGCCTGGGCGAGCAGCACGACGCCATCGCCACCGTGAAGGCCGGCCGGCTGCTGTTCATGCCCGCCGGCAAGAGCACCACCGCCAGCGGCCTGCCGCTGCCGCACATCACCCTGACCCGCGCGGACGGCGACCAGCACCGCTTCCTGCAGGCCGACCGCGACAGCTACAGCGGCGTGCGCGCCTACTACTACGACACCAACAGCGCAGAGAAGAAGGAGGCGATCGCCGGGGAAAAGGACAACCTCAAGGACCTGCGCCACGTCTACACCGACCAGGCCAGCGCCCTCAACGCCGCCCGCGGCGAGTGGAGCCGCCTGCAGCGCGGCACGGCGACGCTCAGCTACACCCTGGCCCGGGGCCGCCCGGACCTGATCCCCGAGCTGACCTACACCCTGATTGGCATCAAGGACGAGATCGCCGCCATCACCTGGCTGGGCGCCCATGTCGCGCACAGCTTCACCGCCGATGCCTACACCACCAGCCTGGAGCTGGAGTCCAAGCTGCCGGATGGCGAGGAGATCCTCGACCTGGCGGAGGAGGCGACCGACTACACCGGCGTGCTGGCCTGGTACCGGGATGAGAAGACGGGCAAGGAAAGCAAGGTCACCGCCGGCGATCAGACCCGGCCCACGCGCCTGACACCGCTCTACACGAGCAAGGCGGCGGCGGAGAAGGCCGTGGAGAAGGCGTGGAAGAAGATGCAGGCAGCATAA